CGTTCATTGACGAAGATGTATCCGACAGTTCATCTATCGGACACTCCTCATCGGTTGACACCCCGTTAGATGTCCCCCAATCCAAAGTGGCAGAATTCGCCACTTTGATCCATGATTTTGAAGCAAAGATTTCAGAAATGCGACTTGTTCCCCTTGTCTCATTAATTTCTGATTTCCTATTAACACCGCACAAAATTAGGAAGCCCGCAATTCTGTACGCTATACTTCAGATGTATTGTCCCACAACTACGTACACTAAAGTTCATATGCTCATGAATTCACTCCCCGAAATTGAAGCTTTCTTTCAAACTGTCATGGGATTCTTTAAACAAGATGAATCTCAAGTACAAATACCCGTACACCAGCCTTCTCTTGAAGCTGTACAACAGTCTCTCTCAACCCTTCCAGATCTTGAAGAGTATGATCCTACTCTTGGTGTTGAGGGCATGAAAGCCGCTAATGCATCTTCCAATACAGCATTAGAATGGATCGATGCGCATTTAGATGTTATACGACCTGTCGCTGGATTTCTGGCCATTGCTGCCGTTATGTTTGGCATCACTAAGATGCTTGATATTGGAATTCTTAAAGAAAGTTCTGCCAATCTGGTTAAATTTGTAGCTGCTCTTAAAGCAAAAGATTATATTTCAGCACAGGTTAATAGCTCAGTTGACTCTCTGTTCACTATGGGATACTCCCTCTTTGGCAAAGAATATTTTTCACCTGCTGCCAAGAAGTTGCAACTTCTCACTATGAAAGTTAACACTCTTTATACCGAATGTGTTCAATACACTAATGATTTAAAGGTTGATTATTTTGGTTTAATTCGTAATAATACTGTCTTGAAACTTGATGTTAGATATCAGGATCTTAATAAAAAGTACAATGAAATTCAAATGAATGATAAGTCAAATTATAATGTAAGCCAAAAACTCGCGAAGTGTCTTGAAATGATAGAGACGCTAAACGAACTCAAGGTTAATATGGTTAAAGCCGATAATGGTAAACAACGTCCGTCCTGTATATGGTTTGCTGGACCACCTGGTCATGGTAAAACTGTAATGGCTAAGAAGCTTTGTTCAGATATTTGTACTGCTCGAAATTGTTGTCAATATCCCCGTACTTTCGACGATAAATTTCATTCAGGTTATGCTGCTCAGGCAGTTTATTTCATGGATGATTTATGTCAGAGAAAAGATGGACTTGATCAATT